ACCAAAGCTGGGGATCCCTGGGACGTCACCCCTCCCTTTCCCATAGGTAAGACCTTCTGAAGCTTTATCACCTGTCATGGCACTCTGAATTTTATTAAGTATATCATTATCGTACTGGAATTCTTCTCCAATTAATGCTCTCTTCATAGCATCATTACTGAGGCGATCACCCTTCCGTGGAGAAGTTTCACCTGATAATCTAATAGCTTCAAAGACAGCCTCCACCATTTTAATAACTTCCTGATCCCCTTTCTTCAAAGCACGACCATATAGTTTAATGATTCTTGTATCATCACTATTAAGTATTTTTTTAGCTTGTGCCTTCGAAGCACCAAGACCTACTTCGTCAAGTTTTAAGTCTAGCCATTTTTCTATTGCTGGTTTCATTGTCTAGTCATCCTCTCTAGTCTATCAGATACAGTTTCTAACTTAATAGCAGTTAGTTCTAGCCGATGTACAATCCTCTGTATCTCAGCTACATCTGCTTCTAGACTATCAAGCCTCCACTCTGTCTGTGCTTTTACGGTTGCTACTGTGAATAGCCAACCACCTGTAATCATTAGTAATGTTACTACGTTCTTTTTCATCCAATCATTCATGTGTTGGTAAATCCTTTAATATGTCTAATATTGCAGCATGATGTGGGGAGTATGATATGAAGGGAAACTTTCTATTAACCGACATGATCATACCTACTAGTCTTCCTTGCTCATCAAATATAGGAGATCCTGAAGATCCTCCCATAGCAGGTATTGTAAATACCATGGCACTCTCTGTTATACCTGAGTACCTACCTTCAAGTATTGGTAGGAATCCTCTCTGCATTAATCCGGCTGGAGCAGCCAAGTTATATAGCTTATCTCCATAGGCAGGACCAAAGTTTCTAACTCTAATTGGTAAAAATCCTAATCTATTTGTTTCTAGAATACATAGGTCATTAGCTCTATCCAATCTGTATACCTTTGCTTTATGGGAAATCCCATTAGTATCTAAAACATAATAAGTAATAGTCAATCCATCTACTCTAACATTGTCTTCTATATATTCTTTATCACAAACATGACCGGCAGTAAGGATGTATGTCTTCCAGTCATGTGAAACGATTGAACCACTAGCAGTTGATCTTGTCTTATATGCCAGACATTCACCTTCATGACAATGCTCTGCTTCAAAGGTAGCCATTATTTTAACAAAAGACTTACGAGGGATCTGGACTCCGCCACAACCAACTAAGTTCATAATGAAGAACAAAGCTATAACGATTGCAACAACATGTCTCAAGATCTTACCTCTTCTTTTTCTTAATCTGTTTAACCAATTTCTGATAGACCTCATCGAAGTGAATCTTTTCTAACATTATTTCACCTTCGACGATCTTCTCTAGTTCTACAATACGCATATTGATATTCTCTCTGTCCTGATCTAAGAGTCCCAATTCAGGATCATCTAACATCTCTCGGAGATCACCAGTTAAAGATGCCTTCCATTCTTTTTCTTTATTTCTCCAGTACCACTTAGATCTTGTAGCTACATCTAGAGGTCTGAAGCCAATACCCGTCATCCTACGCATACCCCACTTAATTAAACTTTCTTGTGGTTCACCTATAGAATTCTCTGCCCATTTTCTAGTAGTAAATGCTCTAGTCTGTACTGGATATAAAGCAGCCATTCCAATCTCTAAAGCTCTAGCTGCTGTGCCACCCATAAGGGCAGTTGTAACAGTTTGTATTAGTCTAGCCTTATTGATTGACTTACCTGAACGTTCAGCTTCTTTAAGGGCTATAACAGCATCCATTATGGGGGTACCTGATAGTGCAACCAGAGATGCAAAGTCTCCAGTGGTGAAGCCTTCCCCTGAAAGCTGCTTCTTGATTAGTTTTCTTCTGATTATGATCTCTTTTTTAAGCTCTGGATCTTTAATCGTAGAGAGGTCAAAGTCAATACGTGGACCTTTTATTCCTGGCTCTTTTACATATAGTTTAGCTAAGTTCTGAATGTCCCTACCGTTGACTCCTCCCAACCATTCAGGTAATACTTTGGTAGTTTGTAATGCCATCAATCCTCTGATGATCATATCTGAAGGACCAAACTGATTCGCTGCTTCCATGGAGTCATAGCCAATATAGTAGGGGCTGCCTGTTAACTCCAAGAGTTGTATATTCATCTCTCTAGGAGCAAATGCCAAGACCTTTCTGAGGACCTCACTATTGTTCTCTTCTATAACAGCCTCTCTGATACCAGCCAATACAGCAGCCCTCTTCACTCCTGTTGCTGCAGCAGAAGCTTGTAATCTAATATTTAGTTCTGGACTATTAGTAATAACGCTGACACTATCTGTCATAAGTTCTGAGATAAGACCCTTCTTAAATCCTGGTATGTCCATAACTTGATACATCCATGTAAAGAAAGGTGACGTGATCCCTAAAGCCTTCGAGGCTCTAACCCACTTAACAGCATTAGGTATGTCTGAATAATCAACAAAGACTCTACGNCCTGGTTGTGAAGAAGTAGAAGCTAGAACATCATCGAGTTGTGATTTGGTAATTACTTTCCCATCTAGAGTATATCCTCTTGGTGTACGTCTAAGCTCTTGTATTCCTTTACCTCTTACGTTTAGTTTCAAGTACTGTCCTGGTTTAAGTACTTCAAGATAATCAATTAGTTTCTTATAATTATGCCAGGCATCTTCTAACTTGAAGATATTATCTCCACTCTTATAAAACTTCTCTAGTATATTGTTTACCCATGCTACTGGTTTAGCCTTGGTAATATGTTTAATTACAGGTACCTCTGCCATTAGAGGACTCTTGCCAATGCCTCCCAATTCAACATCAGCAACAGTAGTCTCTAAGTATCCTGTACGTTCCATAGCCTCGAAGAATCCCTTCTCAACAGGATTGATTTTGTAAGGTGATACTTTACCAGCAACTAATTGTTTTCCTGTCCTCCACCCATGGTATTTTGTAACCATAGACATTAGATTAGCAGCTAAGAACGGGGAAGTTCTACGATAAGTCTGGTAACCAAAGTTGCCTACAATATTATTAAGTCCTGAGGCTACATTACGAACAGTAATGTTTCCCTTTATGCCACGAATTAGTTTTAACCAGAAACCTTTTGCTTCTGTAACAGCTAGTGTGGCTGCCATCTCATAATCTAATGTAGAGATAACTCCTTCAGGTGCAAATACTTCATTAGCCAGTTTAGCTGGGGTACCTGCTTTCGGTTTTGGTCTGTTCTCTATTAAATAGTCCTCTAAACCAAAATACTTAGCCAATTCTGTTGGCATCCTCTTATAACCCTGTAACTTAAAGGCTACTTCCCCTATTTGTTCGGGGGTTGCTATGATTCCCTTTTCTGCTAACTGTTTAATATATGTTGGGGCAGCGTCTCTAAGTTGTGCTGCAATTCTATGAGGATTCTGGGGTATAGCAGAGGGCATTTCTTCTCCGGCTATTAATGAAGCCAGGTTTTGGTCTATCCACTCACTCATTGTGGTAGTGAAACCCATATGTTCTGTTGCTGCCTGGGCAATCTTGGCTTTTCGAGCCTGAGCAGCTATCTCTGTACCAGTTGTCTGTAATAATTCAGAATGAATCTTGGCACGAAGGTTCGGATTTGCCTCTATGGACTCAATAGCAAGTTCCTGAATATTCAAACTAAGCTTGGGGTCTGTAACCGCTTTGATCTCTCCTGTAACCGGATCAAAAATAGGTTCTTTACCAAAATTAATGACTGCATTGTTTTGATATGACTTTGAACTAGGATCTCTTTTATTCATCTCCTCAATAAATCTGGTAATAGCCTCTTCTGCTCTGATCAGTTGATCTGGTAGTAATACACCACTCTCCCTGAGCTTACTCATCGCTAACTCAACAACCTTCCCTCTGAGAACATCTGATTGAAGCATCCCACTACCAATATCAACATAGTTTTTAATGAATGATTTTAAGGCTTCAATCTTATCGACACCTTCAACTTTTACTACGTCCTCTAGGAATCTATTAACTACATCTGATAACTTTGCAATACGAACTTTTATCTCGATAGGTTTTGCATCTTGAGATAGGATCATCTTCTCTATTGCCGGACCATGTGGAGTACTTTGACCTTCAGCAATTAACTGCTTTGCCTCTACAGATGTACCTACATGTTTAGCACCTGGGCTATAATCATATTCCTGAGTAAGTACTTTAGCACCAGTCTCACTGATCCAACCTTCTTTAAGTACTCCCTCCCCTAATAGATCAGCAGTTTTCTGAGCCTCAAACCTTAGACCCTTATGTCCTTCACCCTCAGCTACAGGGACAATTGGTTCCTCATGTCCTCTTTTAACTGCCTCTGCCCAACGTTTAGTTATAACTTCGATAGATAGTCCAGTCTTTTTAACTTCGTCCATGAGAGATTGTACAAACTTAGAAGCCCTCTCTGTAGCTTGTACAGTAGGATCAGATACAAATCTTTTCATAGAATGTAGTTTCTCTTTAGCTGCCCTTCCTGTCTTCTCTGCAGCCCTAGTTACTCTAGCCCCTGTCTCTGAACCCTTGAACTTCCTAGCAGCAGCTTCTACGGCTGCAGCGGCTGACTTATAGGTTGAGCTTTTAGTAGCTCTCCATGCAGGTCCATACCCTAGTTCAGCTAAAGAAGCAATCCTTGAAATAGAGGGAGCTAGGATCATGGCAGCAGTGATTGGTCTGGATCTTATATAGTCTAGAGGATCATCACCCATCTTAGTAATATCTGCTAATAGACCAGAGGCTAAGTCTCCTCCCATTGCAGCACCTTCTTCAGCTTTCCCCCATAGGTGTTCAACAGTACTCTTATCTTTTGCAGTAAAGTCTTCTGTACCTCTAATGACTCTAACAATCTCCATAATACCTTCAAGGTTATCAGTAAGATCATTACGTACATTCTGAAGTGCTGGAGATCCAAGACGTTCCTCAAAGAGTGCATCAATATCACTTCGTCTTTCTTGTATATCCTTCCTAGCCTGTACACTGCCTGGAGTTTCTGCTGAAGGAATACCCATGTCTCTTAATGCAGTTGGGACTAAAGTCTCACCAAGCTTCTTTGTTGTACCTGCCACAATTCCGGCAGTGGTGGTGATAGGTTCCAAGACTTCTTCTAGTCCGGTCTTCTCTCTCATGTCTGGTGGTACTTCAGGGTCTTCACCAAATACTTGTCCTACTTGGGTCTGAATACCTTCTGTAGTTTGTTTAATTGTATCTAGATCAATACCATACTGAAGCTTCAGTTCTTCCTGAAACTCTTCTGGTGAGAGATTTGCTACCTGTGCCTTTTGCACAAAGTCTTCTAATGATAGTTCTGGCATATTACTTTTGTAGTTTAAGAATCTTGGTGTTAATAGCTTCTAACTGTTTGAGCAGTATTGCACGTCTCTTTGGGTCTAGTCTCTTCTTGGCACCTAGGTCGACGCTTAATCGTTTAAGTACTGCTTTTTGATCTGCAACTAGTCCCTTCTGTCTGTTAGTATCCTTTATGCGTTGCTCATACTTAGCTTTGAGTATCGCTGCATCCTTTTCAAATGCTGATGCGATGACAGCCTGTTCCTTCCCCTCTCGTATCGCTGCCCGAAACCTAGGCATGTCTGCTCCATATAGTTCAACAATCTCCTCAGGTGTCTTTGGCAAGGACGCCCATGGTATAGAGGAGGTGCGAAGCCTGGTTATACGATCCCGAGCTTTCGTTTCCTGAGCCTGGAAGAATTTAAGAGCCTGACCACTGTCTGTTAGTAGCTCTTCTCTGAACTCTTCTAGATCATTAGGAACACTACCACTCCCTCCCTTTCTATTGCCTCCTTTCTTCTTGATCTGGTTCCAAAGTGTGAAGCCTTTAATATATTCATTACGAATCTTAACTGCAGCCGTGGCTTTGTCCTTGGCTAATTTCTCTTGTTTTGCAGCGAGTTCAACTGCAGACAAGGGTGTTGCCCCATATTCTTTGGTCCAACGTAATAGCTCGGCTGATGTTTGTTCTCTGGCTACTTTGGGTTTGGATCCTGCATATGCAGATAAGATTGCTTGTCTAGCTTGACCCTCATGTTGATAACCAAGACTTCCTCCAGAAGCAAATCTAGATCGTACATCTGATAGATCCCCTGCCTGTTCTAATAGATTTCTAATAGCTCTAGCCTTAGCATGACCTGGAGCATTACTTGATGCAATCTCCATAGCTAGGATCTGGGCATCTGCAATTGATTTCCCTGTCAGGTCTGTGGGAATATCGACTAGTGCTGTGGCACCTACAGGTTGCATGTACTTAGCCATGGTGATTAAGGTTCTAGCCCTTTCTTCTTCATCCATTCCTATTAGAGAAGCTTTTAATCTCTCATCTGCTAGTAAGGCATTGATGTTTGGTCTGACTTCATTAAAGTCTTCCCCTAATGTAGCAGCCACTTGTCTATAAGTTTTCTCTAATTCTGTATTACTAACGCCTTGAGGAACCTTAAGGTCGGGTAATCCCCCTCCTGTTGCGGCTACAGGGGCTGGTACTGGTGCCTCTACGACATCCGTAGGTGTTACCCCTGGTGGTTCTATAGCTACGTCTTCCTGGATGCCTTCTGGGGCTGCTTCTGAAGTATCATAGCCTTCTTCATCTAGGGCAGCTTGGGCTGTACTTATATCTCCACCTGTAGCATATGTTGCAGTAAGTTGTTTTGCTTTATCAAGGGCTATAGCAAATAGGATTTGTTTATTAGGATCACCCATTAAATCATTTGCTTCTTCAGTAGATATTGCAACGTTGCCAGTGCTGGGATCAATNAGGTCGGGTAATCCCCCTCCTGTTGCGGCTACAGGGGCTGGTACTGGTGCCTCTACGACATCCGTAGGTGTTACCCCTGGTGGTTCTATAGCTACGTCTTCCGGGATGCCTTCTGGGGCTGCTTCTGAAGTATCATAGCCTTCTTCATCTAGGGCAGCTAGGGCTGTACTTAGATCTCCACCTGTAGCATATGTTGCAGTAAGTTGTTTTGCTTTATCAATGGCTATAGCAAATAGGATTTGTTTACTAGGATCACCCATTAAATCATTTGCTTCTTCAGTAGATATTGCAACGTTGCCAGTGCTGGGATCAATCTTTAGTAACAGTTGTTCAATATATGCATTTTGTTCTTTACCTAGTGTCAGTCTTCCTTCTCTAACTTTCTCAACAATAGCCAAGATTTCTTCTTCTTGCTTTCCAGCCAACTTAGCTGACTCTTGTATAACTCTAGCTTGAAGATCCTCTAAGACCTTAGCTCCTTCCTTATCCCCGGCTTCATCTCTAAGAGGAGCACTGCTCTGAGGACCCTGGATAGGATCTAATCTTTTAAGATTTTCAATATCTGCTGTAACAGTTTTCTTTTCCTCTTTAAGATCAGCTATCAAAGTTTCCAATGGAGATACTTTATCTGCTAACTCATTCCATTGGTTTTCTAAGATTTTATAATCTGCCTTGCCCTCAGGGGTTCTATCCTCCATCGTAACAACCATCAGACCTCTTAATGTTTTCATCTGCCCTTGATAGTCTTTAAGCTTTCTTGATTCTTCTTTTAATGCGACTGCATTATCCTCTAGTGTTTTCTCCTTATGT